AATTTGGCTGCTGGTTTGAATCCTGCTGCTGTTCTTGGTCAGTCTGGAGTTGGTGTTTCTGCTACTATTCCCGCTTCCAGCGGTGGTGCTCCGTCTGGACATGGTCCAGTGGCATCTGGTTCCGGTGGTGGTCTTGCTGCTCTGTCTGGTAATCCTTCTGCGTATGCGGATATTCAGTTGAAAGATGCTCAGCAGGAGCGTGAGCGTTCTGCAGCTGCTCTTAATGATGCTGAGGCTGATTGGTATAAATCCCAGACTTTGGATAAAGATTTGCGTGAACGTCTGATGAAGGCGCAGGCAGGACTTGCTGAAGCTGGAATCACTGAATCTAATTCGCGAGCAAGTTTGAATACTGCCATAACTTTGTCCTATTCTATTGATAACGAGTTGAAAGATGCTGCCTTTGGTTATAATCTTGAGATGATTAAGGCTAATCTTGGTAAGGCTAAGGAAGAGTATTACCAGCTTAAGACTCGTACCGGTTATATTGATGATCTGCTTGAAGGAGAGTTGCAGTTGTTGACTGCTCGTGCTATTTATTTGAAGTCTTCTGCTTCTAATCAGGAGCAGCTTGCACGTGTGAATGAATTGACTGCAGATGATTTGGAGAACTGGTTTGATGTGAATTGGAATACGCAGGTTGAGGTTCCTATTATCGATGAGAAGGGAAAGGTTGAGCGTACGATCAAGATGACCGGCAAGGAAATTCGCAGAGAATATATGAAGCTTAATTTGCAGGATTTTCAATATGATATGTATACTAATCGTTGGGCGCTTCGCTCTGAGAAGAATCGATTTGGCTATAGTATTGTTAATACTGCTGTTAGTGGAGCTATTTCTGCTGCTGGACATGCTGCTGGAGCAAAAGTCCTTTCTACAGCTCCTCCTGTGCAGAGAGTTGAGGATGTTACGGAGGATTTAGTTCCTAGTCCTGATGGTGCAGGTTGGACTAAGCATACTACTACAACTAGTCGTCAATTTCGTCGTTAATTATTTGGAATTTTATTTTTTTATGTTTATCTTTGCTTTTGAACTTTAAATCTTATTTTATTATGTTATCAAATGTTATTAGTGAAGACATGCAGAAGTCTTCTGTTTCTGGTTCTGATTCGGTTATTTCGGTGTTAATTTCGAATTATCCTCTTTCGAATGGAGGTTATTTGGTTTCCTTTGGTCATGATGAACCTGATGGCTCTTTTAAGAACTATGATCCGGTTTATTCTTTGGATTTTGAAGCCTCTAAGCTTTCTAAGTTTTTGGAATTCAGCTCTATTTTCTTGCCTAAAGGATGTTATTATTTGCCTGATATGGAGCTTGCAGGTTTCATTCGTTCTTTGGCTTCTGATGCATCTTTTTTTGAAATGAAGCTTTTGCCAGCTTCTGCTCAGCTGCAAGGTTTGCTCTTGGTTAAGGTTAATGAAGATAGTTTGTCTAATTATGAGCAGGAAGAAGAAGACTAGAGGTAAAGGAGGTAAGAGAATCGTTGTCCGTCCTTTAGGAGGAAAGGTTCTATGAGTTTTGATTATTATCACCGTTTTAAGCTTGCCTACGCGCCTTTCTTTGTTAGAAAGCGTGTGGGCAAGTGTTTTAGGGTTCTGCGTCGTTTCCAGACGTATGAACAGGCTTCGGATTACCTCCGCTGTTTGACTGAATTGTACCCTGGTGTTTATTTCGATATAAAGGATGTGTCTTTCTCCCATTTGGATAAGGAATCGAGCTTATAGTTCTCGGACTATTGGCTTGACTGATCGTAAGGTTTTGCTGATGAATCGTCCTTGGGATTATTTTACTCAGCGTCTTATGGTTCCCTGCGGCCGCTGCGAGGAGTGTTTGCGGCAGCAGCGCAATGATTGGTATGTTCGTTTGGAGCGTGAAACTAAGTATCAGAAGAGTTTGCATCGTAACTCTGTCTTTGTTACGATTACGATAGCTCCGGAGTATTACGATAGTGCATTGCAGAATCCTTCTTCTTTTATCCGCTTGTGGTTTGAACGTATTCGCCGTCGTTTTGGTCATTCCATTAAACATGCTGTTTTTCAAGAATTTGGAATGCATCCTGATCAAGGCAATGAGCCTCGTCTTCATTTTCATGGCGTTCTTTGGGATGTTTCTTGTTCTTATAATGCTATTCGTGAAGCTGTTAAGGATTTAGGTTTTGTTTGGATTGCATCTATTACGGATAAGCGTCTTCGGTATGTTGTCAAGTATGTTGGCAAGTCTGTTTATATGGATGAGCGTTCGGCTGGTTTTGCGAAGTCTCTTTCTATTACTGTAGGTAAATTAAAAACTAATCTTTATGACTTTCTTCAGAATAGTAGATATCGCCGTAAATTTGTTTCACCAGGTGTTGGCGATTATTTGGGAGATTTTGAAGCTCCCGGTGTTTCTTCTGGTCTTTGGTCTTACACAGATTATCAGACCGGTGTTGTTTATCGTTACCGTATCCCTCGCTACTACGATAAGTATCTTTCTCAAGATGCGTTATTTTTTCGTAAGATTTCTTCTGCTTGGACCTATGCTAGTGCTTTCGGTAGTTCTTTGGCTCTTGGGTTTCTTCGTGAAGTTGCTGAGAGGATCCTTCGTCCTTCCGACTTTTCCCGTATCGTTAAAGGAGGTTTTTCGCGCCTTGTGAAGCTTCGGGAGTTTTTGAGTAAGGTTAAGTATCGGCCTAGTTTTCTTGCGGTAACTTCTGATGTTATTGATTTTTGGGTAGATTGTTTTGGTGTTAATTCTTCTAATCCTTTTTTTAATAAAATAGTTTATGGGTAAGCAGCCTTTTATTTCTCATTCCGTTAACGGCTATTCTCGGTATGATATGCCTGAGAATAAGGCGTTTTCTGTTACGCCGGGTATTATTTACCCGGTGCGTATTCAGTTTGTCAATGCTCGTGATCGAGTTACTTTGCATCAAGGTATTGATGTCCGTTCAAATCCTTTGGGTGTTCCGTCGTTTAATCCTTATGTACTTCGGTTGCATCGGTTTTGGGTTCCTTTGCAGCTGTATCATCCGGAAATGCGTGTTAATTCATCTAAGTTCGATATGAATAATTTGACGTATAACTTTATTCCCTGTGTTGTAGATAATCGAGGTCAGGGAGGTTATACTTCTTTTATGTATCCGCGTTCCGGTACTGCAGCTTTTTTCAGCCAGGTTATGCCGTTTAATCATCGTGCTGCACTTCCTAATAGTCTGATGTCTTGGCTTCGTATTGCTAATAGTCCTATTTTTAATTATCCTGGTAATGTTTTGCCTGCTGGTGGAGTTTTGTTTAAGGCTGCGCCGAAGTTTCTTTCTGTGAATGCAGATACTTATTTAGCCTATTGGGATATTGTCCGCAATTATTACTCGTACTCTTCCTGGGGTGTTTTTTCTTTCGCCCACCCCGGAACTTACCGGCCTGTTTTTTATACCGGCATCTCCTCTTCGGTGTCCGATGTTGAGTATCGCTCCCATGCTTCTTATTTTTGGCAGCGTTATGGCAGCTTGGAGTTCTTGGATCATTACTTCGAGACGATGTTTTATCCGAGGGATAGGACTGTTGCTGATGATCGTGATGAGTTATCGTGGGACCGTTCTGATTTGTTTGTGGAGATCCTTCGCTCTGACTTGTTCAATAAGGATACATCTGCAGCTAGTCCGGATTTTGCTAAGATGCCTACGGTGTATCCGGCGTCGATTAATTATACGGTTCCGGCTTATCCTTATGATATTCAGAAACCTGAGGTTGATTGGAATAATGGCAAAGGTACCGATGTTAATATTCCCAGTAAGGTTTATTTTTCTGCCGCGTTGAGCGTTCCTTTTTTGGCAGCGCATCCTATGGCTGTGTGCCCGAGTTCTCCTGATCGTTTCAGTCGTCTTATGCCTCCGGGTGATTCTGGTTCTGATGTTGATTTTACAGGTGTAAAGACTATCCCGCAACTTGCTGTTGCGACACGTTTGCAGGAGTATAAAGATCTTATCGGTGCGTCCGGTTCTCGTTATTCTGATTGGCTTTATACGTTCTTTGCTTCTAAGATTGAACATGTGGACCGTCCGAAGCTTCTTTTTAGCTCTTCCGTTATGGTTAACAGCCAGGTCGTTATGAATCAAGCAGGTCAGTCTGGTTTTGCAGGTGGTGAAGCTGCTGCACTTGGTCAGATGGGCGGTTCCATTGCGTTTAATACTGTTCTTGGACGAGAACAGACTTATTATTTTAAGGAGCCCGGCTATATCTTTGACATGCTGACGATCCGGCCTGTTTATTTCTGGACCGGCATACGCCCCGATTATTTGGAGTACCGAGGTCCCGATTATTTCAACCCGATTTATAACGATATTGGTTATCAAGACGTTCCTTTCTGGCGTCTTGGTTATGGTTGGAAGGGTGATTCTGCTTCTAGTATTACAGTAGCTAAAGAGCCTTGTTATAATGAATTCCGGTCTTCTTTTGATGAGGTGTTAGGTTCTTTGCAGTCTACTTTAACTCCTAAGGCTTCTGTTCCGCTGCAGTCTTACTGGGTGCAGCAGCGGGATTTTTATCTTATAGGTTTGTCGTCAAATCCGAATGAGATCAGTCCTTCTATGCTTTTTACCAATTTGGCTACTGTCAATAACCCTTTTGCTTCCGATATGGAGGATAATTTTTTTGTTAATATGTCTTATAAAGTAGTTGTTAAGAATCTTGTGAATAAGTCTTTTGCAACTCGTTTATCTAGTCGTTGATATGTTGGAGTATATGATTGAAGACCTTCCGGAATATAGGTCTCGTGGTGAGCGGATTATGTCTGTTTTGAATGGTTCTGGTTCTGTAGATGTTTTGCCTGGTCGTCCGGATGTTCAGGCTTCGGATTCTGATTTTCGTAAAGGTGAAGATTATGATCCCCCGTTGGATTTTGATCCTAATTCGTTTTCACGGATTGATAAGTTTGATGGTTTGGAGAGTGGACAGGGTGTTATTGATGACTTTCTTGAACGGCAGCGTTCTTCTTCGACCGCTAAGCCGGAGGAAGAGGATTAATGAGGTTTAGGGTTCTCGGAGGGAGTATTTAGGTATTCCCTTCGGTTCCTTGTCCACTTTCCTGCCTCACACCGTAGGTAGCGTTTAGCACCTTGATAAACAGCACTTTATGTCGACGGAGTCGGCGTGCTGCCCGTATAAACTTATTATTTTTAAAAGAAAATTACATATCCCTTTACTAGATGATATATGATATGTGCGCGGACCGATTTTGATGTTTGCTTCGAACATCAAATTTGGATATCAAATTGCGGTTTTGATAGCGTATTTTCTTATGGTTTCTTATTGTTGTTTTGTTATGGAAAAAGTACCGTTTTATCGTAAGAAGAGTTTTTGGACATTGTTGATTTCCATTCTTACGGCATTATCTGTTTATTTTGCAGCTTCATGTACTCGGAAGGTTGTTTATCGCTCTTCCGGTATTCATTGCGATACTGTTGAAGTTGATTTTAGGTCTAATTTAAATCTTCCGTAGTATGCCTGCTGCTTCTTTTGCTGCTCAGATGGGTCAGGCTCTTGGCATGAATGCAGCCAGTTCTGCTGGTGCTTCTGCTGGTGGTGGTATTGCTGATGCTTTGTTCGGTGGCATTTCTGCTCGTCGTAATTGGAAGTATAAGCAGAAGGAAATGGCTTTGCAGCAGCAGTATGCCCTGGAACAAATGTCTAAATCTGCGGAATATCAGCTGGCCCATCT